ATTTTTACGGCAACCATTTTTGATTATGCTCAGACAAACAAGGACAAAATCTGCTTCATAGAGCAGGGTCTAAGTTACGGCACTGGCGCAAATGACGGCTATATGATAAGAGCAACTGGGATGTGGGAAAGCACATCAGCGATTACTTCACTCACGCTTACTGAAGGCGGAGGCAATAATTACCCAATCGGAACGACAGCAGAACTCTATGGGATAGCAGGGTAGCAATGGCACTTGAATTAGTAGAAACAGTCGAAGTAGGTTCAGGCGGAGCCAGCAGTATTTCGTTTACAAACATCCCATCAACAGGGAAAGACTTAGTAATTCTTATTAGTATGCGAACTACGGCAAGTGGTTGTTATCTATCCGTAAACGGGTCAGGCACAACATCTGGAGCTTTTAGAAACATTCAAGGAAACGGGACTGGTGTATCTGGAGACAAGCAAGCTGCCCATTTTGTTATTGCAAATGACGATGGCGAAACTGCTGACACCTTCGGTGTGGCTAAAGCGGAAATTTATGACTACACAGCTACAGGGAGGGGCAAGCACGTTGTCTGTTTCGGCATAGGTGAGGACAACAATACCAGTGCATACCAAAGAATTACTAACGGAGAATACTCAACCACATCGGCAATTACTAGGGTCGATTTAGATTTTGCAACATTCGAACAATACTCTAGTGCCAGCTTATACATTCGCTCTTAGACAAGGAACAGGTAGAATAAAACAATGCCAGATACACCAGTAAAAATAATCGTAGACCTAAGCCAGCCAAAGGGTCAGCGTGAGTCAATCGTTCCCCTGACCGCAGAGGAAATCGCCGAGCGTGATGCTATGGCAGTTCAGGCGGCTCAGGAGGAAGCAGATCGCCAAGCCGAGGCTGACGCATTGCAGGCTCTCAAGGATTCAGCAAAAGCCAAGCTCATCGCAGGTGACCCACTCACCGCCGAAGAAGCCGACACACTCGTAATCTAGGGAGAACAATGCCAGTATCTAGCCAGTCCGTTTCAGTCGGCACAGCAGTCGTAGAGATCAGCGGGCCAAGTATTCGGTCACAGTTCGTGTATTGCCAGGACGGCGACTACGACGGCGACACCGTGGTCTACATCGGTGGATCTGACGTGACCACCTCTACCGGAGTCAAGCTTTCGAAGACCAACACCACAGTCTTTCAGACCAACGCTGACGACTCTCTATACGCAATTTGCTCCGCGGCAGGTGGCTCAGTACGGGTTGTAAACGTACAGTAAAATAGTCTCAACAACCTAGACCACTTTGTATCTTTGGAGCGCGTCTAGTGAATGAAGAAATCCCTACCTGGGCAATAGAGCTGATCAAGCAAGTCGAAAGACTAAACGAGAAAATCCCCACACACGTTGATTGGGTTGAGCGTAATATCAAAGACCACGAGATGCGCCTACGCGCTGTAGAGCGCAAGATCTGGGTAGTGGCCGGAGCCGCAGGTGTTGTCGGTGCTGCTATGACATTCTTGGTACAGGTGCTAAATGGCTAGGCTTGCTATTTTTAGCAGACACCTAACCCAATCCACACTTGCTTGCGTAACCGCAATGACTCAGGGAGACTTGAGCGCTGTAACCCTGCACCACTGGCAAGTCGCAACACAAACTGGTTTGCTGGTCGGCCTATTGGCGGTGTTATTTAGCTTCACCAAGATAAAAGACTGGCAGTCCACACGTCTAGGCATAACGCTAGTAGCTCTCGTTGGAACCTTTGTCGCTGACCTTATGGTGCATCCAACACACTTTGGGGCCGTTTGGACAGAGGCGTTAGTCACAGGGCTTGGTGCAGCAACACTGGCTCTAATTACTAGCTACCTGCCGCTGGATAAGCTCAAGGTAAAATAGCTTTATGGCCAAAAGAGTTGCTGACTGGAGACTGCCCTACCCCGATAAATACATCACGGGCCACTATGGCACGATGTCAGACTTCCGCCGCAGAAACGGTATGCAACCACACTCAGGTACAGACTGGGCGCGCCCTCTCGGTACTCGCATCCCAGCTATCGCCAAAGGCACCGTTCGGTTGATCCAGTACAGCAAGGTCCTCGGCTGGGTTCTGGTGCAGACAGCAATGGATAAAGACGGCAAGGTTTGGTATCTCGGCTACTGCCATATGGACAAGAAGCCTGGCTATGAGGTCGGGGACAAGCTCACCAAGTCACAGACTGTAGGACTAATCGGGAACAGCGGGAAATCCTCTGGTCCTCATTTACACGCAACCGCTTCTAAAACGCTGAAGGGAGTATTTGGTGTCACAGGAGCCAAAGTGGATCTCTACAAACTCATTCTCCAAAACACCAAAGGGACAGCGCCGGAACAAGAGGACAAGAAAGTCAAAAAGGTGGTGGAGCAGGTCAAGAGTAAAATAGTTTATGCCTGCCCACACTGCAAGAAGGAACTCTGTTGAATTTCAAAAACATTACTAAGCGCACCATTGCTTACGTGGTACTAAAGGTTTCTGGCACTTTAGGCGGTGGCTTTGTTATGGGAATCGAGATCTGGCAAGCAGCCGCTATGGCAGCATTTATTGGCGTTATGGAAGTTGCTGAAGACGTGAGCCGAGCTTATGTCAAAGACGGTGAAGTAAGCGACGCAGATGTAGACGCTATTTTTGGGGATTACGCCGAGGACGTCCCTGACCACGACCCTTCGCTCGCAGAGCCTGACGCTCCTTCGCAGTAAGTCCTCCCCAAACGCCGTACTGCTCATTTACTTTGAGCGCGTACTCTAAACATTGCTGCCTAACCGGGCATTCTTCACAGAACTTCTTAGCCACCCTCGGCATTGTGTGTTCATCCTCGTTTGAGGCAAACCACAGCTCAGGATCAGTCACCATACAGGGGGGCGCATAAGGCGCGTCTTGGATGGCCTTAGCTAGTTTCAAATACTCTTTGGCATCTTGCATACGCAAAGATTATGCAGTTGCTATTTGCTTGTCAAATTAGCGCTCATCAGGGCTAGTGCCGCCCCAGATCCCGTGCTTCTGTCGCGTAGACAGGGCGTACTCAAAACACTCTTTCTTGATTGGGCATTCATAGCAGATGCCCTTAGCTACGACCGTCGCCCGATGGCGCATCTCTGGGTCGTCAAAGTCCTCCGGGAACCAAAGATCAGAGTTCTTCTCGCAGGGAACTCCGCCAACAGAACGTATCGAAGATAACAATTTCATATACGCACTTGTAAAAAGTCCCTGGGACAGCATAAGGTAAGGCTACCTGACAGAGGAGGAAATTGAAAACTTACGCACCGCCCACGATCAACGGGGCAAAACTACTCGGTGTATACGACCCAGGAAGCCCTGAGTGGCATTCTGAGCGGTCTAACGGCATCGGAGGTAGTGAAGTAGGCACTGTACTCGGTCTAAACCCTTACGAGAGCGCCTATGCCCGCTGGGCTAAAAAGACCGGAAAGATCCCGAGCGAGATAAAAGAGAACTGGGCTATTCGGTTCGGTAAAGCTTTTGAGGAACCCATCCTTCAGTTGTGGGCCGAGGAACACCCAGAGTATGAAGTAATGACAACTGGGACCTATCAGGACGAACATTGCGAGTATCGCCACGCAAACCCCGACGCAATCGCGCGTCACGTGGAGACTGGCGAGCTAATGATTATCGAGGTCAAGACATCGCGTCAAACCTGGGAGTCGGTGCCACCTGCCTACGTAGCTCAGGTGCTGCACTATATGGGCGTCCTCAAGATCCAGAAGGGCGTCATTGTCGCTGTGGCCGGAATGACCTGGAACGAGTACGACGTGCCATTTAGTCAGGGTCAGATAAACGTGCAGAACGAAATGCTCGGTCAGTTTTGGCATTGCATCACAGATGATCACAAACCAGCGTGGGATGGCTCAGATGCCACCTATCACGCAGTTAGGGCTGAGACGCCCGAGATTGACCTCAGAGAGGTGCAACTAGGCAAACTAGGAATTGACCTTATGAAGGCTCAGGAGACGTCTGACAAGGCGTACAGGACGCTTATGAAGCTCAAGTCTGAGGTGTTGCACGAAATGGGCGACGCAAAATGGGGAACGATCGAGACTAAGGGAGGGCCAGAGCGTGTCGTAAGTAGACAGCTACGCGCTGGGGTGCCATCATTAGTCATAAATAAGAAAGGAACGACGTGGATTTAGGAATTGGTAGCTACGTCACAATGCAGAAGGGCGTAACGCAGGTCACAGGGCTTGTAGACGGCCTAAAAGTAAATGAAGAAGGCCTTGAGCGAATCAGCCTTATGGAACTAGATCACTGGTTCTATATGTCTCAGGGATGGCAGTTTCTAGTTGAAAGTGAGGACGACGATGCCGAGATTCAACCTGAATGATTACGAAACAGTAGAAGAACGTATTAGGAGGTTCTACGATGAAAACCCAGATGGCCGTATTACGACGGAAAATCTTACGACTCAGGTGGACCGTTCAGTCTCAACTTGGGTTGTTCAGGCAAGCATATTTCTCACGGCAGGCGACCAAGCGAACGGTCTGCCGAAAGCTACTGGCCTTGCGTTTGAGGTGGATGGCGGTCAGGGTGCGAACCAAACTGCTGCCCTCGAAAACGCCGAGACATCTGCCATTGGCCGAGGTCTTGCGAACGCAGGCTATTCAGGAAATAAGCGAGCAACTAAAGAAGAAATGAGCAAAGCCAATAGGGGTGTCACTCCGACACCACCTAGCAAGAATTGGTTGCAAGAAGCAGATAAGATTACCGATGTAGGTGGCTTACGCTGGCTATACGCTCAGGCGAAAACAGAAGGTGCCTCACCGGAGACACTAGAAAGGATTGAGGAACGTGCGAAAGTCCTCAGTACTAGTGGCGAAGGTGAAGGAGCTGACGGAAGCTTACCAATCAGCGTTGAGGAAGGGTAGGCAAGATGAAGCCGACTTCTGGAATGCTGAACTTCTGCACCATCTTTGGAGGCTAAGTGCTTCCATCTCAGGTAGTCCAAGAGATCGCCAGGCTAACTCAGGAGAATAGCCGAGGCGCAGACGCCTTATACGAAGCTGAGGTTGCCCTAGCCGAAGCTGAACACCACCTTGACACAGTGGAACAGAAGGCCTTTATCAAGAATGAAGGCACTGTGGCAGACCGCACGGCGCTCGCCAAGCTAGAAGCTGCTGATGCTCGGTTGCAGCGGGACCTGAGACGGGCCGAACACAACCGCATCAAGGTAAAAATAAAGACTATAGAAACTTCACTAATGGCATTGGGAACCCAGGTGAAGCTAATGCAAGCGGAGATGAAGTGAGCATCACACCAAGGATCAGACAGAAGCTAAAACAGCGTGACCCTTACTGCCTGCACTGTGGGACCGACATAGATTTGGTTGTCCACCATCGCAAGAACAGGCAGATGGGTGGGTCAAAGCTGCTAGATCACTACCAGAACCTGCTAATGGTCTGCCAAGAATACAACTTCCGTATGGAGTCAAGCGAGGTAGCTGCCGAAGATGCTCGAAGATTCGGTCACAAGCTGGCAAGCTGGCAGGACTTCTCAGACCCTGTTTACGACGAGTGCGATGGCAACTGGTACGTGCTGGAGGAAAACGGCACTAAGACGGTGGTAGACGCTCCGGAGGCTATGTTCTAATGCCTTTGGTAAGGGGACACCACGCGATTGACGACCACTTCACTCAGATTCCAAATGACTGGGTGCGCGACAACAGACTGACATTCAAAGCACGTGGGCTTATGGCAATGCTTATGTCGCACTCCGAGGGCTGGGCGCTCAGTATCAACCAGATTTCTAAGTACACAATCGAAGGCCGTGATGCGCTTAGCAACGCCGTCCACGAGCTGGAAAAGTATGGCTACCTGATTCGGTCGCAAAAGAATGAGGGCAAGTTTGGAGAAGCCGTTTGGACTACCCGAGATCCAGGGGTTGCGGATTTGCCGATGACGGATAATCCGACGACGGATAACCCGACAACTAAGAAGAACAAAGATAAAGAAGAACATATTAAGAAAAACATAGAACCTTTATTTGAAGATTTTTACAAGGCTTATCCACGCAAGGGAGATAAGACAAAAGC